AACTGCCAAGCAGGACTTGGCTCTTTTGAAGAAGGTAGCAGATCGCAACATTCGTGCTACCTACGCCAACCTAGCCCGCATGTATATTCAAGGCTTTCCTCTGAATGAAGAGGAACACCAGCGCATTTGGGAAAGCATTGTGCTGGCTGCAGATAAAAGCAAGGGAGATCCCACTCTTGAGGAAAAGGCAGCAGAAGCGCCGCCTAAGATTGGTGTTCAGGAGCGCATGGATGCGCAGGTGAATGAAGTGTTGGGCGAAGTTGAAACCTATGTTAGCCGACTGCTGCGCGGTGAGATCAAGGCTGCGGATGTGAACAATCCGTTTGGGACGACCAAGCTGAGTGCGATCCACTACAAGAAATTGTCCAAGGTTTTGGAACCTCAGATGAAGGAGTATGTGGAGCTGGATCGTGTTCGTAGCGCAAAGAAGTTGACTCCTATGGACGAGCAGTTGATCGAAGGCTATGCCTTTGTCAAGGCCCGTGCGCTCAAGCAGACCTTGGACTTTTTTAACAACTGTCTCAGTACTGCGAACCGCATGGCCTCCGAGACCAAGGTGGCCAAGGCTCGCAAGAAGAAGCCAGTGGACAAGGCCAAGTTGGTCAAGAACTTCAAGTTCCAAGCAGCCTTGGACAAGCCCAAGGTCAACAGCATCCAACCTGTGGCCTGTTTGAGCAGCACTGAAGTTTGGGTCTACAATACTAAGACGCGCAAGCTGGGTGTTTACAAGGGCGAGTTCGATGGCAGCATCATGATCAAGGGCAACAAGTTTGTCAACATCATGAAGACTACCAGCGTACAGAAGACTTTGCGTAAGCCCGAAGTGCAGTTGGCGGAGTTCCAAGCCTTGGCCAAGAACCAAATACGCAAGTGGTTCGACAAGATCAAGGGCGTGGAACACCGTATGAACGGACGCGGTGCAGATACGTTGCTCTTGCTGAGGGCAGTCTAAGGATAGAGTCGTTACGGTTATAAATACACTACTAGAGGTGTTTTATGGCCGTAACGACTACTCCAAGGCAGCAAGTGTATGATTACGTCCGTCTCCGTTTGGGAGATGGTCTCGTGGATGTTGAGCTAGACCCTGCGCACTACGACAGCGCACTAACCTACGCACTTCAAGTCTATAGGCAAAGAGCAGCCAACAGCGTAGAAGAAGGCTTTGCTTTTCTAGATCTACAGCTAGAGCAAACCGAATATGTTCTCCCAGAAGGCACGGTCTCGGTCAAGAACGTCTACCGACGTGGCGTGGGTACTACCACAGAAGGTAGTACATTCTTTGATCCGTTCCAAGCAGCCTACGTTAACACCTATTTGATCAATGCAGGTCGACAGGGAGGTCTACTAACCTACGAACTGTTTGCCGATTATCAAAAGCTGACATTTAAGATGTTTGGTGGCTATGTAACTTTTAGCTACAACCCCAGCACTCGTGTTTTGTTAATTCCAAGAAAGATAACAGCAGTTGAAAAAGTCATGCTCCATGTCTTTAAGTACAAGAGTGATGACGAGCTAATCACCAATATCTATGCCGGACCCTGGATCAAGAGTTATGCGTTGGCACAGTGCAAGATGATGCTAGGTCAAGCTCGTGAAAAGTTCTCTGCCATTGCAGGACCTCAGGGGGGCACAACACTCAACGGCGCAGCTCTAAAAACAGAAGGCACAAATGAGATGGCTCAGTTGATCGAGGATATAAAGACCTATGCGGATATGAGTTTCCCGCCATACTTCGTGATCGGCTAACATGAAAACAATGAGAGAAATAATCAATCTTTGTGAGGCGTTTCATGCGCAGCCTCTTGCCACAGCATTTCAAGACACGCTGCCAGCAACATATGTGATTCCAAAACTACAAAACAACGACTCTTATACCCAATATCGTTATGGTTTGGCACTTGCAGCGGCAGCAGCTGAAACAGAAGGCGGCAAGAATAACTTTGAACAAATCAGTGCGTTTGGTGAAAATCTCACCGTAGTCGGCTATGCCAAAGAAGAGCAACGTATTATCGAATTAGCGGCTAGACTGATGGGAGTACAGCCAGTATTAATTTCAACGCCTAGCAGCAAAGAACCCACAGATACTCAAAAAGTAAGCCCAGTTGCCAAGTGGAGATAATTGGCGTATTCTAGTTTTCTAGTATAAACTAGTACATGAAAAAGATCATTGCAGTATGTGGATTTATTGGATCCGGTAAGGGCACCGTAGCCAATATATTAGTGGATACACACGCCTATACCAAAGCCAGCTTTGCCGACAGTCTCAAAGATGCAACAGCGGCTATTTTTGGCTGGCCAAGGCACTTGTTGGAAGGAGAGACCAGCGAGAGTAGATGGTGGCGAGAACAGGTAGATCCTTGGTGGTCTAAACGATTGAATATAAAACAACTTAGTCCACGTTGGGTACTACAGCACTTTGGAACCGAAGTTGCTCGCCAGCATTTTCATGACGACATTTGGCTGGCTAGTATGCAAAACAAACTGAACAAAATGGATAATAACATTGTTATTCCGGACTGTAGGTTTCCTAATGAGATGAAAGTTGTAAGAGAGTTGGGTGGGGAAGTTTGGTGGGTGAGACGAGGAGATTTACCAGATTGGTATAGTATTGCAGAGACCGGAAAAGAGCTGATGCCCAGCATGTACCCCAACGTGCACTCCAGCGAATATAGTTGGGTTGGATCAAAATTTGATCAAATCATCGACAACGACAGTGATTTATCTGCATTACAGACTAAAATTCGCAGTTTAATCCCCGCATAACTGTCAAAAAAACCCGTGTTCCACTAAATACAGACATAGCAACGGGATAAACCCGATCTGTATTAAGAGGAAAATAAAATGACCCTAAATTCGCCCGGCGTAGAGATTGATATCATTGATCAAAGTGCGTACCTAGCAGGTGCTGCGGGACCAATCCCATTGATCATTGCCCCAACGGCTGCAAACAAGACAAATGCAGCTGGCACGGGCGTAGCCAAAGGAACCACAGCAGCCAATGTTGGAGCACTGCAACTAGTAACAAGCAAAAGCGACCTAACTTCATTGTTTGGTGTGCCTAACTTTGTTACAGTAGGCGGTGCAGTACAGCAAGGCAGCGAACTCAATGAATATGGTTTGTTGGCAGCATACAGCTTTCTTGGTGTGGCAGACGCAGCTTATGTTATGCGTCCCAACATTGATCTAGCCCAGCTCAAAGCAGCAGGCACAGCACCAACAGGTCCTGTGGCCAGTAACACCTACTGGATGGACCTAGCAACAACCAGTTGGGGTTTGTTGGAGTGGAATTACGCAGCACAGTCATATTCAGTAATTTCTCCCAAACTGTTAAACAATGCAACCTACATTGATCCAACCACACAATTCCCACTAGCAGGGTTTGGTACTGCTGGAGATTATGCAGTTGTATTTGGCGAAGTAACAGGTTCGACTTATTCTGCAACTAACACAATTAGAATGTTCTACAAAGGTGCAAGACCAGATCGTGGCCCGGGTAACCCATTAGTAAATAACTGGGTCTTGGTGGGAAGCACTGATTGGGTATCGTCAACGCCAACAGTAACAACTACTGCTTGGGTAGCAAGCCAGACCATTAACCTTTCAGGTCACTCTGTAGTAAACGGAGCTCCAGTTACAAACTTTGGTCCAGTTTCAGTCAACACTGATACCAGCGTGGCAAACTTTGTAACCAATCTCAATACAGCATTGGGATCAAACGGTGTTGCCTTCCAAGTTGGAGCTACCAACAGCGTTCAGATCTACTCTAACTATGATCTTGTGATTAATGTTGGAAGCGGCCCTTATACGCCAGCAACAGTACTGGGATTGACTACACAGGTATTTGGCGCACCTGCACTACAGCAAAGCAAGCACACCATAGTACCACAGTTTAAGTCAACAACCAGTAACCAAAATACATACACAGTTAATCCACCTCGTCCAACTGGATCAGTTTGGTTTAAGACTACTAGCCCCAACAACGGAGCTAATATTGTAGTAAATGAGTTTAATGCAAGCGGTCAGTGGGTGCAGCAGTCAGTTCCATTGTATCCAAGCAATGGCGTAGACAATGAAGCAGCCATTGTTGGTCTTTCTACAGATGGAATGACAGCAAGCACAATTAAAGCTGGATCATTGTATCTACAGTATGATACTGCGGTCAATAACACACTGGAAGTTGTGCTTTATAAGTGGTATGGTCCAGGACCAATATCAGTAACTAGCAGTGCATCAATAACAAACTCAACATCAAGTCCTGCTTATCAAAGCACGTTCTCGGTGGTAATTGATGGCAGCACCTACACTGTGACCACAGCAGCAGCTGGCATACAAGCAATGGCAGCAGCCCTTACGTCACAGATTCCGTCATCAACCAAGATGACAATGACTGCAAACTCTGTTAATAACACAGTTACTATTACTAATACTGATGGTTACGACTTTACTTTAATTGATGGAACTAATTCTCCTCTATCAGTTTGCAACATAACACCAGCATTGTATAGTAACTTTGAAGAGCTCGCAGCAAGCGTGGTTCCAACAGCCGGAGATTATACTGCATCAGTATCTCAGTTGACCAGTACTCCGCTCAACGGTACATTGTGGTACAATAGTTTGACCAATGAGGTTGATATCATGGTCAATGCTATGGTAAACAATGTTCCAACTTGGGTAGGTTACAGAACTACCCATGGCTATCCAAGCACAAACACTAACGGTCCAGTTGTAAGTGTAACAGCTCCAACTTCACCAGCAGTGAATGATATTTGGATTGATACCAGCGATTTAGAAAATTATCCAATGGTCAATGTTTATACTGCATCTGGCACATGGAGAACAGTCAGCAATACTGATAGCACATCAGAAAACGGAATAATTTTTGCCGACGCAAGAAGTACTGTTGATGGAACTCAAAATGGAAGCAGCGCTATTGCAGATCTTCTGCTCAGCAACTATGTGGACATTGATGCACCACCAGCAGATTTGTATCCAACAGGAATGCTGTTATTCAACCTAAGAGCAAGTGGATACAATGTTAAGAAGTATGTAACAGACTACTTTAACACCACTAACTTCCCAGGCATGTCACTCCCTGCATTTAAAGATGCATGGGTAAGTGTGTCCCCAATCAACGGAGCAACTGGTCTTCCAAACATGGGACGCAAAGCTCAACGTGCCGCAGTGGTTCAGGCAATGGTCTCCATGTTGAACAGCAGCTTGGAAGCAATCAAAGATCAATACACATTTAACTTGATTGCTGCTCCGGGCTATCCAGAGTTGGCAAGTGAAATGGTTTCATTGAATTTGACTAGAAAGCAAACAGCGTTTGTATTGATAGATCCGCCATTCCGCTTAGAGCCAACTGCGACTGCTCTAGTAAATTGGGCGACCAATGTAGCTGGTGCAGCAGATACTGGAGAAGCTGGATTGACTATTGCAGACGACTACGCAGCAGTTTACTATCCAAACGCTTATACAACGGAGTTGAATGGCAACAACGTGTTAGTACCAGCAAGTCATATCATGTTGACCACTATTGCGTTGAATGATCAAATTGCTTATCCTTGGTTTGCTCCAGCAGGATTGAACCGTGGCGTGGTAAGCAATGCAACTAGCGTTGGATACTTGAACAGCAACGGCAATTTCCAAGTTGCACTGTTGGGCCAGGGGGAAAGAGACGCTATGTACGAGAACAAATTGAACCCAATTGTAGTTCAACCAACAACTGGAGGAATTGTAATTGAAGGTCAGAAGACACTGGATGCAGCAACAACGTTGTTGGGTCGAGTTAACGTGGCTCGTTTGGTGGTCTATATCCGCAATCAGTTGCCTGGATTGGTCAAGCAGTTCTTGTTTGAACCAAACGATGCAGTTACTAGGAACAATGCACTTTCTGTGGTCAACACATTCCTCAACGGATTGGTTGCTGAAAGAGCACTGTATGACTTCCTAGCAGTGTGCGATACCAGCAATAACACTCCAACAACAATTGATCAAAACCAATTGTGGATTGATATTGCAATCAAACCAGTAACAGCAGTTGAGTTTATCTACATCCCAGTTCGCGTAGAAAACTCTTCGGCCACACTGACCACTTCATTGGCTAACGGAACTGTGTAATAACAGTTCAGCTAATAGGTGAAGATAGGGGCTACGGCCCCTATCTTTTTGGCTAAAAACCCAGAATAAAAAAATCTTTCAAGATGCTAAATAATTGAGTATAGCAACAGCTCACTAAGGAGAGCCCAAAAATGAGTATTACATCTCTATTGAACATGACAGTACCACTAGCAAGTGACCAGAGCGCAACAGCTCAAGGTCTCTTAATGCCTAAACTCAGATATCGCTTTAGGGTGACATTTGATGGATTTGGAGTAACCAGCCCAAGCACAGAATTGACCAAGCAGATTGTTTCTGCTTCAAGACCAAATGTGCAGTTTGAGGAAATTACTCTAGATGTTTATAACAGCAGAGTCCACCTCGCAGGTAAACATACTTGGCAGGATATGACGATTGTGGTACGCGACGAAGTCACTGGATCTGTCAGCAGATTGGTTGGCGAACAGCTACAAAAGCAATTGGATTTCTTGGAGCAGAGTTCAGCAGCAGCTGGCAGCAGCTACAAGTTCACCACACGTATTGAGATGTTAGACGGCGGAAACGGAGCATTTACACCAAATGTCCTTGAAACTTGGGAAGCATATGGTTGCTATCTAAAGAGCGCAGATTATGGCAATATGAACTATAGTGAAAATAATGCTGTTGAAATCAGTTTGGGAATCGTGTACGACAGTGCATTGCAGATCCCAACAGAGAGCAGCGGCGTTGGTATCAATGTTGGAAGACTTATTACAACAACAGCCACTGGCTAATAGAGATATTGTTGCTATTCGAAAGGGGCATTTTTTGCCCCTTTCTTTTTGGATATAAATAGCTATATGGGAATTGGTACTTTACTTGCTCAATCATTACAAACAGCAACTGGCATAACACCGGGTGCGGTAGTTGAAGATTGGAAACACGCATCTAATGTGTTTGTTGCCAATAACATGTTACGCAGTCCAAAATTCAAAGGACTGTTTCATGTAAACTTTGTTTTTAATAACTGGACGGCTCCAAAACCCGACCCTAAAAAACTATCTGCAGCCCCGCTGAATTCAATTAAAGAGCAAGAAAGTTTCAATGATGTCATGAGAGTCACTAACAAAAGTGACGTACTTAGTGTGTTAACTAAATCTATTAGTTTACCAAAATTTGATATTCAGTATTCAACTCACAACCAGTACAATAAAACAACCCATACCTATAAAAAAATAAAATATGACCCCGTCACAGTGACCTTCCATGACGATATGGCCGATTACATTTGGGGACTTTGGGCTTTTTATTATTGCTGGTATTTTGCAGATGGAACCAAAGGTTATTCAGGCGATCCCAATTTTGCTGCTAACAAATTAAAGGTAACTGGTCAGGCAGCGTTTCAACAACTGCTACAAAATGCAGTATCAAATATATTTAATAAGGTAGCACAAGACACTACACAAGGCACTAGTCAAACACCACCAGCAAATATTGGATCAGAGTGGGACTATAGCATGCTTAACCCAACACTGATACAGCCCAATGGATTACTGCCATCTTATTGGACCGATTCTTGGGGTATGAACGGAAGCATCTTTCAAGCAAAAAGTTTTGCACCGGGAGCAGCACAAACGTCTGTTCATCTGCTTAAGGCCATAGAAATTTATCCTTTGGGAAATAAAAAAGCCAGCATGATCGTGTTGCAAAATCCTAGAATAGTGGGTTGGGATCATGATGAGTTTGATTATAGCGCACAAGGCACTGCTACATGCAAGATGACATTGGCCTACGAAGGAGTCACATACTGTGATCAAGTCCCGGCAGCTAATATCCTTCAAGCCAACAACTATTATGATAGACATCCAAGTCCGTTGACAACGGGTAGTCCAACTGGTCTATTAGGAGAAAATGGTATACTGGGTAGAGTGGGTGGCATTATCGGAAACATCACATCGGGCAACTTTGGCATTGGCGATATTGTCAGTGCTGTTAGTGTTGCCAGGGCAGCTTCTAAATTAACAGGTTCTGGAGTAAGTGCAGAACTATCGTCGGCGGTGCATAATAGTGTGGTAGGAGTAGGAACTAACAGCGCACTCAACAAGAAATTCCCAGCACCAGCGCCAACTATGTTCCCCACAGGAGGATAATATGGCAACAGCTTCTATTACTCAGCCTACACTATCGCAAGGCGATTTGGTGTCTACTCAATACATCAACAAAGTAAAAATATCCAGTGACGGCAGCTTAACAGTTACAGCAACACCATTGGTCGGATCTAATATTATTACTCCGGTAACTACCAAAACAGTTAGCAATTCTAATACTAATCAAATTGTCAGCGTTACTAAATTTCCTGCAACGGACAGCACAGTTAGTCCCAGCGTTATCAGCGCGGATACCCAAGGCAATACAATTAATCCACAACCGCCAGGTCCACCTCCACCAGCAACTGAAGGATAATCAGCCATGCCGTTTAGCAATTTGCCCAATACACCAAATCAAAGTACTAGTTTAGTGAACTATGATGTTCCAAGCGACTTATACGATGCTGTGGTTGGGTGGTTTAACGGCAACGGTTTTAGTATAACTTCTTCAAATCTGCTAGCAGGTGTACTAATTACCACAGTAATAGACAATAACGGCACGCCTCAAGATGTTTTGAATACACTTCAAACATATCAAAATATTAATCCAAATGCAGCTCAGTTGTCTGATTTGGTTGCTTATTTGCTAAACAGTTCTAGAGTTCCAACAAGTTATTTGGGAAACGTTGATATTATTGGGTCCAGCAAACTTTATAATAGACTGGTGCTATAAGTGGTTAAGATTACTAAATCTGATTTTGATGCTTTTCGTAATATTAGATATGTTGGATTGAATTCTAAATTAATCCCTAAACAGGAAGGAACGTAAATTATGACAAACTGGGCCAATGGCATTTACACAGTAAAAAATAAAGAAAAATATATGGGCAATAAACCTCCTAGATACCGTTCAAGTTGGGAGAGATCTTTTTTTTTTATTTTGTGATAATCATCCATCAGTGGTGCAATGGGCCAGTGAAGCAATACAAGTACCCTACAGAAATCCTTTGACCGGCAAGCAAAGCATATACATACCTGATGTATTTGTTATGTTTCAAGATAAAAACGGCAAGCAGAGGTCCGAACTTATCGAAATCAAACCCAGCAGCCAAGTCATGATGGAAGCAAATAAAAAAACTAGTGAAAAAGATCGAGCAGTTATTGCGATCAATCACGCCAAATGGAAAGCTGCCGCTGCGTGGTGCAGATTTAGAAACATGACGTTTCGTGTAGTTACTGAGCATCAACTTTTCGCCGGAAAAAGGTAAATATCAGTGCGGGTCGCGATGCGCTAACATCCACCCGCTCTAACACTGTAAGGAGTGCCAGCCATGTATTTACCGAACAAATATACCAAAAGGCAAGCCAAATCCTGAACACGGAGAACGGATTTTTAAAAATTATGTTAACAGAAACAAGGAAGTCATTTTTCAAATTTGGGAGCTCTTTGACAGTGGGATGAATCGAAGAAAGATAGCACAAAAACTAGGAATCAGCTGGGATAGGGTCGACCTATCAATAAATAAAAGAGAGAAAATAAAAAATATCATATGAACAGACAACTAGAAAAGTTATTCAACTTAGACCCAGCCGAAAGCATTGAAAATCTAGACCAAGTTCCTGAAGGTGTAGAAACGACTTTGGCTCCAGATACCACGGCGCCCATAGAGCAGCGCATAGATCAAGCTCTGCCACAGGTTCGAGGAATTGGGGATGGGGATGGAGAAGTTGATACCATTGCCGAAGAAGCAATGAAAACCTATCAAGAAATCAAAGATTTGGCTATGAATGTGGAGCCAAGACACAGCGCAGAATTGTTGGCTGTGGCAGCACAGCTATTAAAAACTGCCCTAGACGCCAAACAAGGAAAGACAAGAGACAAGTTAGCAGCAGTGAGATTACAGATTTCTGCACTCACAGCTAGCAAGAATAAAGAAAGGGATACTTCTGTTACTGAAACAGATGGAAAAATCGTAGGAGATCGCAATGAGATCATTGCAGCGCTTAAAAATTCTACAAATCCTGCTAAATAAAACAACAGGGAATTTACTATGAAGAACCTATTTGAATACATTCAAGAAGCAGACAAAGAGTACAAGTGGCGCATTAAATTTGCAGTCATGGTAACTCCTGAAATGTTGGACAAGGTTGAAAAGATTTTGGCAAAATTTGATGTCAAAAGCGTGAGTCCAATTAAGAAAACCATCATGCAAGGTCGAGCACTAGACTTTCCTGAGCTAGGACCTTCAGAAATTTATATGACAGACGTGGTTTGCAGCCTACCCTGCACACGAGAAAGTGTTCGTGAGGTGGTAAGCCGTGGGCTACAGATGCCCAATTCGATGATTGTGGTTCGCAGCGAAGATGAACCCCTAGAGATGGATCGCGAACCCAAAGAACCAATGAACAAAGACAAGCCTCTTTTGGGCACAGACTATCCACCTAGTCCAGATTCCAAAGATGTTTACGGCACGGAATACAATAAAAAATTGGTAAAGAAGAGCCAAAGCAAGTTCAAATTTGAAATTGCAGGTGGAAAGATTGCAGAACAATCAGGACCAGATTACGGCGATCATAAGAGTGATAGCCCAATGGCAAATAAAAAGTCGCCGTTGAAGAAACTACCAAAAAAGGTTTGAGGAACATAACATGATACCATTAGACAATCACGACGACATACTTGCAACAATCAAAAAACTGGCAGGTATGAAAATGGAACTAGCTTCACCCATGGCCAAGAAGTGCGGTTGCACCAAGCCATGTGATTGCGAGATGGTAGATGAAGAGACCGAAGGTACAGAACTAGCTAATACACCAGCTGACCCCAATGC